TTCTCTCCAGCCCTCGGAGTCAAAGCTGGTGATGTCAATATCATCTGCGCTCATGTCAAGACTCCAGTTTGCGATTTCTGCAACCTTCTTCGGCGCGTCTCCAATGTATACACCGCCGCCATACCCTGCTATTGCCATTATTAATCACTCTCCTTTATAATTTCAAAATTCACAAATAGTTCAACCCTGTTGTTTGCATCGCGCTTTAACACTTCCGGACTTCCCCGGGCTTTGATGAGCAAGTACCGAGTACCTGACAGCGTTTGTTCATACAGCCCATGGAGTTTCTTTGTCACTTCCCCTATCTTTGTCCTTGCAGCCGCATAGCTTTTGTTCCGCACCCTCACCTGCAGGCCGGGATACTCGCCATTCCAATGCAAATCCGGAGGTGAACCGGCGTACTCAAACAGTGCTATGCAGTTGTCGGGTTCATCTGGTATCAAGCCAAGAAATATATTTGTTCCCAGCGTTCCTATTCCCTGGGCCTGTAGGTAGTTACCTATGTCGCTCAGCATCCGGCATCACCTCACTTTGCTTTTTCCAAGGCCTTTTTGACTTGCTTTTCTGCATATTGGAGGACTTTCTTCTTGTTCCGGTTGAACGGATCTTCAAGATACTTTGCCTTGCCGCCCAGGGGGTGGTTATATCCAAGTTCCTCATGCTGGCGCCTGGCATACGGCGTATTGAAGCTGATATAGACAGCCTTCTCCTTGCCTTCCGGACCGGGAAAGGCATCCTTCATTTTAGCGCCGGATTCAGCAGCTTCATACACCTGCGCCCCGTACGGCAGCGCCCCGACGGTTACGGTACCGCTGCGGCGAAGTGTGCCAGTCTCTATGGGTGCTTCATTAATAGCCTCTGTGAGTATAGCCTCTGCGCCGGTCCGCAGCGCTTTCAGCCCAGCTTCCTCTGCAATATTGACGGCCTCTTTAATGCGCCATTTATTATTTGCCATCAGACCGCCACCTCTCTGTGGGCTTCCTTGCCGTCCAGACCCGGAACCGTAGATACAGCAATCACCGGCCAACTGCGCCCGTTAAACTCCAGCTCGTCTCCAGGCTTCACGGCCTCAGTACAAAATACCCGAGCCTCTGATACTACCTCCCGGCCGTCTTTGTCTCGGACTAAACGTCGTTTGCCTTCCCAGCGGACTTTTATAGTCTTGCTGCTGGTTGATGGTTCGCCGTATTCGTTCATTTGCCCTGTGGTATAATGCCATATGGCGGTTTGGTTAAGATAACCTTTAATCATTTGTAGCACCTGCCTAACTTATATAGCAAATACTGTATTCTGCCACAAAGCCATGCTGTGAATTTAAACCTGTGTACATGGTGGCAGTAGTCGGAACAGGTCCATCTTATTTTGACTTTTCTTTTTCTCACGTTATCATCACCGCACCTATCAGCCACGGCCGAAGTAGTTCCTTTGCTTCCTGGCTTAATAGTCCTTTTCCGGCACCAGGCATATAAGTTTCAGATATGTTGCCAGCAGTAAAACTTTGCACCCCTTCCTGCTGGAGCTTCCTACGCTGGCTGTTTCCGCTTTCGATGAGTGCCAATGCTTCTTCGCAGCAAGCTTCCTTTACTGCTGCCGGGACTTCGGTATCCGGGTGCCTGGGAAAGGCCAGCTCCTGCTCCGGATTCGTCTTTCTCCCTCTCAAGAGTTGCCGGTCTATTGCTTTTGTTGCTTGCTGGAGGGCCTTTTGCTTATCGGGCTCTGTTGCACTGGCCCACGCTTCACAGTGTAGCCGGGAAGCAAAATAGGCTGTAGATTCTTCGATTGTAACGTATGCAGTCATAATCAGTCACCGCCTTCATCTGCCTCTTTTTCTTTTTCATCCGTCGCTTTACCTATTTGCTCTTCAATCTCATTGGTATCGGGTGCCTCTTTTTCTTTTTCATCCGTCGCTTTACCTATTTGCTCTTCAATCTCATTGGTATCGGGTTTCTCCTCGTTGGTTGCAGATTCACCTACCTCGGCATCTGTCTCTGCTTTATCCTGGACCTCCAAAATTGCGATCAGCTCCGTCTTCTTGATTTTGGTATCAATCTCAAGCCCCAGCTCTTTGGCTAACTCAAGCAATTCTGCTTTAGTCATGTCGCTGAGAGACTCGGGTTTTGCCACCGCTTTCAATTCTGCTTCCTTCTTTTTACGTTCCTCCTCGGCTTTAAGCCGTCTCATGCGTTGAAAAGCTGATAAACTCATTCATATCACCTCTTAAATTAATAGAGGGGAGACATGCTCCCCACTGATTATGCAATCTTAAATTTAAACTTCACAATGCGAATGGCCTTGGGCTCATATACCCTATCCCAGTTGGTACCGTTTGCGATTTCTGCGTTGGTAGGGAATGCATCCGCCACATTGGCCTCTGTCCACTTGACTCCCCTGGGATGAAGGATAAAGATGCGCCTGTTGATCAAGTAATCCTCACCGCTGGACGCTAAACTGTCCCTGTCAATCTCAGTAGGGATTATCCTGGGATGAGAGCCGTTGCCCAGAGCAACCGCACCAGCACCAAAGAGGTAAGCAGTGCCTGTTTTTGTGCCAGTTTCATAGGGAGTGCTGTCGTCCACAATAACACGCTTGTTGAGGAAGTAAGGAACACGATCGCTCTGGTCAGCTTCCTGTACATACTCAATGAGCTGACGCTTGGCGAGATATGCCTCAACAGCAGAGTGCATCATAACACCGGTGAGCAGTTCCTTCGCATCTCCAAGTTTCTGAGCAGCGTCAATAAAGCTCTCTCCTGTGATCAGTGCCTCGTCCCCTTCAAGGCCACTAATATCATGCACCAAGTCGGCCATGCTTGCTGATTTAAAAATACCGTCAAGGGTAGCTAAGAGTATCTTCTGCATTTCACGCTGCCAATAAGAGGCAACCAGATCGCCAATAGCCCTCATCGGATCATCTCCAGATAAAAGAGCAGACAGGCCATTAGCCCCCCAAGCCCTAGCGCGTCCGTGCTTGCGGGCTACATCCTTATCGCTGCCGATTTTCCCGGGAGTGAGAGCCCCATCATCCTTCATAACCTCGGAATCGCCTGTTAAGTCGTTCCAAAAAGGCATATTCACCAGCGTATTAGGTCCGCTGGCCAGCTCGTCAAAATTAGCCAAGTTCTGCACGATACCAGACTGAATAAGAGCCGATAGCTCCATTGTTCGCTGGATTACATACGGGTTAAACACTTCTGGCTGAATTACATCGCCTATTCTTGTAATAGACATAATTTCATCACCTCGTCAAAATTTTTATTTAACTCCCGCCTCTGCTTTCATTCGTGCCGCTTTAGCCGGGTCCTCGCGCAGGATCTTGCCCTGCAGAGTAAGATTAAACGTCTCCGGCTTCCACGGATTCACTTCGCCGGTTCCGGCACCTGGCGGGTTTGTGCCGCTTCCCACTTTGCCGGATTCTCCGAAAAGGTACGGATCGGACTGTTGGATTGCCTTTAGCTGGTCATCCAGACCCAGCAACTGCTCGCCGTCTAGTTTCACCTTTTCCAAGTCAAGCAGGGCCTTTACAGCTTTCGGGTTCTTTGCCTTAGCTGCGGCAAGGGCTTTTTCAATGGCAAAATCAAGCTGCATTTGTGCCATCTTGGCTTGCCATTCCTCGCTGGCCTTTTTATTCTCGGCCTGCAGGGTTTCAATCTGCTTTTTAAGTTCCTCGCTTGCGCCTGCAGCAGCTTTCAGCTGCTCAAGCTGCTTGTCCCTCTCGTCAATGTCTGCCTCAAGCTTCTTCTTTGCCTCTGCGACCTCGTTGTATTTGTCTTTGGGGATGAAATACTTGGGCAGCTCCTTGTTGATGTCGGCAATCGTGCTATCCAACTTATCTTCCGGGATTCCGGCTTTTTTGAGTAGTTCTTTTAACCAATCCATGTTCAAATCTCCTTTCCTGTTACTTGTTTATACTGGTTAGTGCCAGTTTTCAGGTCTTGTCTCTTTATGCCCTGACAATACAAAAGAAGGGCAAAATAAAAACAGCTTTTTGGCTGTTTAATATCTTTTATTTAATTAAGCAAATCAATAGTTGCAAAAAGTGTAACCCTTGGTCAATCCAAAGGTCACATGTAAGTGAATGAGACTTATCCTGTTTTCTAGCCTTCCATCGGTCAATGACAAAATGACCAGCTAGTAACATTGATGCTTTCCACCATGTAAAAAGCCCAAGTAAGAACAACCCAACAGTAATGCAACCAGTCCAAATAACAGAATGGCAAAACAAAATATAATCATTTTTGCCCTTTACCTGTGCCAGAAAATCGCCTTGTAGTGGATAATCTCCTATCATATGTAACCATATTAAAAAGCATATTTTTAAAAACACTCAATTCCCCTCCTTAAAAAGAGCAAAATAAAAACGCCCGAGGGCGCTTATTTGCAAGCTATTCTGTTTTAAATACTTCCGGATTGTCTTTGATTACCTGATGCAGTACAGTTGCCAAAAGCGATAAATCTCTGTGTTCTAACGGAATATCGTAAATTGCTTTTATCGCTTCTAACACCTCATGAATGAACACCTCTTCTCTTTCCTGCTCTGAACAGTCTTTGTCGATTTTTATGGTTTGAGTCCTCGGATGATATTCTCCTGTATGCTGTCTGTCCGTCATCAGGTTGTTAACAAATTCTACGCTGACTATGTAGCCGCCTATCTTGATTTTCTCAGGAATCTGCATAATTGTCTCCTTTCCATGACAAAACCCATGGAGTATAATTTATCCAGGGGTGTATTTTGTGAGTGAATTTCAATGGTACATGCCGCAGGACGAATTATCCGTCCATGTCGGCATCAATCACCGCATCAGCCTAATCTATAAAGAGAAGATGGTACCTACTCTTATCCGGCTCGGCAAGAAGCATACTAGGCTATTTTGGAAAGAGTGTGGGTTCTGGTACATTCCTCGGCCAGGTACGCCACGCAGGCTTGGAAATATCGAGTGGAACGAGGAGAAACAGTGTTATTGTTACATAAGCCGCAAATATCGGATTCCGATGAAATTTAACGACCCCCAAATATATGGAATTTTGGTCGAGGGCATACCGAAGCCTGACTAATCCTCAATCTCGGCATCTAAATCAACATAAAGGCCATAAGCATGCCTACAGCGGGGATGAAATAGCCCTGCGGCCTTTGCATCTTCCAGAGTCGGGTAGCCTGGCGTCTTGCCGGTAATACTTAAAATTTTGCCTTCAAATGGCGTACACAGCGGGCAAGCTCCCCGGTGTGTACTCACCTTAATCAAGTCATGCCCCTGCTCTACCAGCCGGTTGGCCGTACCCTGTAAGTGCGCTTCCATACAAACCGTCCTTGCGTGCATTTCGCAGTAGGTTCGCATATTCCACATGCGGCCGGATCGGTCTTTAAACCCTGTCACGCCCCGCTCTGCCAGCTGTTCCCTGAATCTCTTGGCCGCCTGCTTCCATGTATCGTAGCCTACTACTGTTCCTCTGACGTTTTCCAGTGCAAGTTCCCGGTATATGTCGTTCCCCTGCCGGCCTATCACCTGCACAACATCCTCAAACCTTTGATAAGCATTTTCAGCCAGTACCTGGGCCGCCTGCTGATGTATCGCTCCAAAGGCTGCAGATGTCGAAATACCCGCATCTTTAAGCATAGCATCAGCGGAATATAGCCCCTGTGAATAAACTCTTGGGATCGCTTCCGTACACCAGGTCCGATTCCCATCTCTTAGCTGCTGCAGGATAGCCTCAATTTCTCTTTTCATTTGCACTAGGTACTCCGTTTTATTGGCCCGGAGCAGCGCCCGGTTCAGCCGATCAAGTATTTCCCGCTCTGCCTGCTCGTAGAATTTGACAAGCCGGTTTATCTCGGCATCGCTGAACTTCCTTACATCTGCCATTATTCTTCACCTGCGCCTTCTTCTGCACCTTCTGCTGGCGGCAGAGTGATAGGCGGCAGTTCGGTGGCTCCCTGCCCAGCCTGCTCGCTCCTGATGCGGTCTATTTCCTCTTGCAGCGCTTGACCTTCAAGGCCGTATAGACGCCTGAGCGAGCTTTCAAGACTGGTTAATCCGGCTGTATATCTCTGGACTTCATTCTGTGTAAGTTCCTGCTCATCATCCGGCAGGCCATCTTTCCAGTCAATGTGGATGTTTTCAAGAACAACAGCTCCAGCCATACCCTGAGCTTTTTCCAATCGCGATGCCAACCAGAGGACTTCTTTCAACGCTGGATCGAACCTCATGCGTATACGG